CCGTGCCAAAGCAGCGAGGGAGCACGAAAATCGCTGGATCGTGCAGAATGCGGCGCGCGAGGATCGTTTATAGGCCACGATCTCCCGGGCGGCTGAGGGGCGTAAGTCGTTGCGAATGAATGAGATAGGGAAATGCCGCTGGGGCGACTCAGGTTCGGGGGTCCGCGCGCTCCTGAGCGATCCTAGGGCCCTTCTCGAACGAATCGTCTAAGGTGTTGGCGCGCATGGGCTTGCGGGCGTTTGTGTCCGTGGAGACACAGGACGCGTTCGGGGGTGTGTCTAATTTGCCACACTCTCGCCCTGTTGGCGTGCTCAGATGTGCAGCGCGGGGGCCCTGAAAGACTTTACAATTGAAAGTGGACACGTTGGCATGGGATGTGCTATGCTCCTCGTCCATGGTGAAGGTGGCACGGGGCTTGCTAGGGCTCCCTCGCGGCTGCATCGCTGGCATGGTTCGTGCTATAGCATGCGGCGTGCCAAGGGAGGGGCTCTGGGGCAGAAACCCCTCGCGGGGGCAGAGTGCTCTACGGTACAAAGTGCTGCCTCGCAAGGGGGCATGAGGGCACACGCTCACGAGCACACACGCACACGCAGCACGCGCCTACACAGGCCCCCGGGGTACGACCCCCTTCCATAAAAAATCCTAAAAAGGGATGGTTCGCGGCATGGAAAACAAACCCCCTATGCAAAAGACCGGGATGAGAGAGCACCGGAAGGCCGTTGCGAAGGAGTACTTCCTCAAGCACCCCGCTGCCAGTATCAAGGAAGCCCTCATCGCCCTCAATGCCGACAACATCAACATCGGTGAGCGCACCATCGCACAGGCCCGCAGCGAGCTTGCCCAGAAGGGCCTCCTCCCCTCGGGCAGAATGGCGACCCTCGCACAGGCCCCCATCGTCACCGAGCCCCTCGTCGTCATCAAGGATACCGTCATCAACGACAAGACGATGGAGGCACTCGCCAAGGGCGACATGGCCGACATCCTCGACATGGACGACGAGTCCATTCGTAAGGAACTCCTCCGGGGCGTCATCAAGATCGCCCTCCGGCCCGGCGTTCACCCCGATACCCAGCTTTCCGCGACCACCGTCTGGTCGAAGCTGAAGGACATGGCCCGCGTTGCCGAACTCGGCCCGGGCAAGCCACTCACCCGAGAGCAGGCCATCGCCCGTCTCTCGGAACTCATGACCGCAGTCGGCTCCGACATTGCGATGGCAGCGATGTACAAGGCATTCAACTTGAAGGAGTCCTCGAATGAAGGGGAAGTACCCGCTGACGAAGGTGCGGCTCCATCGAGCGATGCTGGACCTTCTCTCACACCCGGAAGTGCATCTGACGTACACCTCCCTGAAGAACGGGGGGACGACAGTCTGGGACGACGTAATGCCCCCGACGAACATCAGGATCAGGGTTGACGCGAATGGCGGCGACGATCTCTCCGTAGTCATCCATGAACTGCTCCACGTCATCTACTACCCCATGTTCGTCGGCCGCACCGACTCCACTTTGGAGGAGGTCTGCATCCTCGCCCTCGAACACTACATGCTCGCCTACGTCATGAAGAGCCACGAACGCGTGGCGAAGTGGCGGAAGGTCATCAAGAAGAAGCTCGACGCGAACACCGAGGAGATTCCTCTCGAAAAGCAGGTTGACCGCACGAAAGAGGATGCCCGCGACAGGAAGTGAGGGTGGCATGGTCAACGAGGCCCACATCTTCAACGCAGAGAATGGTCACTGCCTCTCCACCGACTGCTGGTGTGAACCAACGGACATGGGCTGGAAGGTGACTTCCAAGGGTATCAAGGTCTACGTGGTCTTCCATGAGGACCTCATCGACCCACGTATCCACCACACGCTCGTCCTTGAAGCCCGCGACGAGTCAGACGAAGACTGGATCAGCAGAGCGCTGGATCATCTCTTCGAGAAGGAGTCCCAAGATGGCGAGAATGACTAGCCACTGCATGAACTGCGGTGGTCCCAAGGCACACGGCGAGTTCCTCGACAACTACTGCGGCGAGTGCATGAGCGCCGTCGCAGGCGCTGAGGCCGAGGCACAGGCCTCGAACAGCGACACCGCTGCCGCCCGCAGACGTGTCCTCGCGGATCGAGCCCACATCGCTCACCGCAATTTCGTCGACCCTCGTGCGCTCGACCGGCGCACCCAGTGGCTCACCGGCAACATCCCAGCAGGCAAGACGGCCGAGTAACCGCCGAGGGAGCACAGGCATGGTTCAGGCGATTGGTTGGAATATGGATGCAGAGCGTGCGCTGTGGCGTGCGATCTGCGCGCCGAATCATTGGCATGGCGCTGACGGGGAGAGCGTAGACACCCATCCCCACTCGTACAGATACTTCCTCGAATACGGCTGGGGTGCGAAGCTCTTCCTTGAGCGCCACCCCGAAGAGCCGCAGTGGTACTACGAACCGATTCACTTCAAGTTCTGCGACTGGATGCAGAAGCACCTCCTTCGTTGGAAGGTGCATGCCAAGACGGGTCTTCCCGAGCGATACCATATTGCGGTCGTACTTCCTCGTGGCTTCGGCAAGACCGTGTCAGCGACGAAGTCGGGCTCGCTGTGGACGCATCTAGATGAACCCGATATGACGACCCTCTTCAACTCGGGCACGGCTCCCCTCGCGGAAGACGTTCTCGGCGCGATCTCCAACGTCGTCTCCGGCAAGAACCGCAACTCGTGGTTCACTTGGCTCTACGGCAACTGGAAGCAGGGTGCCAGCGAGTGGGACAAGAAGTCGATCAAGCACGGCTACCGGACCTCGAACGACGTCTCGGAGCCTTCCTTCGACGCGACTGGCGCTGCGGCCGGTATGACCGGCTATCACCATAGAGAGCACTGGTGGGATGACCCCATCATCAAGAACAAGCTCCGTGATGATCGCGTGGCGTACATGAAGTCCGTCCACGACGCCGTGAACGCATCCTTCAACGCCTGCCACACGAACGGCCTCATGGCCTTCGTCCTCACCCGCTACTACGACGACGACGTCGCCGGACGCCACTTCAAGGAGAAGGGCATCGCCACTTGGGAAGGCATGGAGTGCCCCCACGTCTCCCACTGCACCGAGAAGATCGAGTGGGGTCAGGGCATCTGGCATGTCTTCTTCTACCAGACTGAGGACGAACTCACTGGTGAGGTGACGCACCCGAAGCTCTGGACGAAGCGCATGATCGCTGACGCGAAGCGCATCGACCCGGAAGACTTCGCTTGCCAGCAGCAGAACAACCCCGGCTCAGGTGATCGTGCCCCGATCATCGAGTCGCAGATTCCCCATCTCTACGTCTCCTACGCCGACTTCAACTTCCTCACCCAAGTGAAGTGGGCAACGATCCACATTGATACTGCCTTCAAGACCCCCGACACTGTCCGCTCCGGCGATGACAGTGTCATTGTCGTCTGGCTCTCGGACTCTCGGGAGAACGGTGTCCTCTACCTCGACACCTCGCTCCTCTACGCCTCGAATGAGGACCGTGAAGAGCAGTTCAATGAACGCCTCGTGAAGACCTGTTTGATCCTCCGTCGGCGTGGCTACTGGATTCGCGCCATCACCGACGAGATGGAGCCGGGTGGCAAGGCCGGTACCTACAAGAACCGCATCCTCGCGGTCCTCTCTGGTGCTGGCATCGAACTCGGCGCGAACAACTTCATCCAGTTGAATCGAAAGATCGGCAAGAAGGCCCGCATCCGTACCGGCGCAGGCAACTGGGCCGAGGGCTACGTCCGCATCCTCCTGAATCGACGTGAGGACGGCGTGTGGGAAGTCCCGCTCGTTGTCCGCAAGATGGTCAACCAGATTCTCCACATCGACCGTCCCGGACACGACGACCTCGCGGACGCCCAGACTGACGGGTTCATCCCGCAACTCTGGACCCGACCCACCACGAACCCCGGCCTAGCACCCGACGAGGGAGCAGTCGCTCCTCATGCGTGGGACGTGGACCTGAAGGGTCTCGGGAAGCCGCTCTCAACTGAGATGCTTCTCGCGCTGATCGACGAACAGAAGGAACTCCGCGAGGCAGGCCTCGACGACGGTGTCCGAGGCCGAGACTATCTCGACCCTGATGACGACGCCGCTTGGGCAAGCCGCCTCACCGGACCAGACCGCAACAGATTGGGCCTATGATGTAACGGGAGCCTACCGCCCTTGCACGGCGGTTGTCGGGGTTCGAGTCCCCGTGGGTCCACCAGCTTCGAGAGAAGAGAACCGATAAGGAGGGAAGATGAATACCATTCTGCTCCTCATCATCTTGTACCTCCTACTGGATCGAAATCGGTGCAGACAGGGGTGCAAGCGGGCGGTCGGCCTCGTGTTGAAAAACTTGAGGCGCGATCACCACATCGAGGTCCTGTTCAGGGACCGGAGGTAATACTTGATGGCTAAGTACACTCTGCCGAACCTCAGTGCGGATCACGTTCTTGAGGTTCTGTTCCGCGATCTCGCGGCCTTCTTCACGGTCACTGTGAACTCGGGTCCGGGCGGCATCGTCGCTCTGGCCGGTGAGGTTGTGTCGGGTCCCCAGTCGCTTGCGGCTGGTGGCACGTACACCTTCGAGATCATGCCTGACCCGGGGAAGGAACTGGACAAGATCATGCTCGATGGTGTCGAGGTCGCTCCCGACGCCGAGTAACAACGCTGGCCGGTCCCCTTCGGGGGATCGGCTGGTTCTTCCGAGGTGCCATGCCCCGTCTCATGCCCATCGACGACCTCCCACCGGGTGACGGTGGTGGTCCGCCCCCTTCTGGAGGAAGCCGCGTGTCTCTTCTCTACACACTCCGTCCCAACGAGGACTACGCCGAAATCGCAGACAGTAACGACGCGACGTTCTACGAGTCCCAGTTCAACCTCCCGACGACCCGCCGCCTCTCTGCCGAGGGCCTCGTCGCAGACACTCACGTTGACGACAACGCGCTGATCCAGCACGTCATCGTCTACGCGCGTGCCCGCATCACGACCCCGCCCCTCCAGACGCGCTACACCGACGCCGAGGTCACTCTCGGCTTCGAGTCGGGCGAGTCGGTGGCGATCAACGTCGCGATGTGGGACCAGAACGCCTTCAGCACCCGCGACTCGGGCATCGTCACCCAAAGCCCACGAGGGAGCGACTGGACCCTCTCGGAGCTTCTCGAACTCTACATCGGCGCTGCCGTCACCGTTCAGGGCGGCGTGTCCCCCTCCCCGAAGTGGGCCATCGCTGACGTGTGGGTCGAGGTCTACGGTATTCCCTCGTCTGAACTCGTGCAGCGCAAGTTCGAGTCTGGCATCTACTCCCTCGTGATTGGTGAGGACGCGCCGCTCGTGGCTCCGCTCACCCCTGCCGAGACCCGTGCGGTCTACATCGCCGCCATCAGGAGCCATGTGGACCTGTCGCTGACGGCCATCGTCCTCGACAACGGCACGCTCACGGGCGAGCCGAACTACGAGGTCAACTCGACCTACGCAGCGATGCTTACCGCCATCGAAGAGGCTGGCGGTGGGAGTGTGAATCCCGAGGAGTTGTAAATGGCTATCACTCAGAACACCGCCGTCCAAGAGACGTTCGCGAACCAGTCGAGCCACTCGTATGCGACCATCGTAGATGTTGGCGACAACATCGTCGCGATGATCGGTCTCTCTTGGGCACCGCTCATTGAGGCTCTGACTGGAACTGTCACGTTCGCGGGACAGACTGCGACCTTCCTCCAGTTGGTCTCAAACGTAGCCGGTGTCTCTGAGCAGTACTACGTGAAGGGAGTCCTCCCGGGTGCCCGTACCGTCGCCGTCACTTGGGACGACGGGAATGTCAACGGGCTCGTCGGCCTCGAAATCATGAACGGGGTTGACCAGACTTCGCCCATCGGTGTGAAGAACACGGCATCCGCAGCCGCCTCTTCCCCAGCGACGGTAACCCTGTCGGGTACGACCTCTGGCAACTGGGTCGTGGACAATCTTCTCGTTCAGCGACAGGCAGTTACCTCCGTGACGCCGGACCCCTCCATGACGCCCCGCTGGAACACGATCATCGGCGCAGGCCTCACGGCCATGATTGGGGCGTGCTCCACGAAGGAGAGTTCGGGCGGCGCACAGACGATGCAGTACACGATCAGCCCCATCCGTCGTTGGGCGATCTGCGCTACCGAGTTCCGTGCAGCAGCGACTACCCCACCCGTCAGCCTCGGCGGCTACACCTCGTACGACTATCCAGCCGATCCTCTCCCGCTCGAATCCATGCGCTCCCCCGAGGAGCAACAGCGAGTCTGGGTGAACGACCGACGCTACATGCAGGAGCGGCCATGAAGATTCACGTCAACATCCAAGGACAGGGCTACAACTCGGACTTCGAGGCCCTCTCGCACGAGATCATGGGTCTTCCCGGTGGTACCTACCACGTCTTTAAGATCAGCAAGACCCGAACGATCTACATCAACGATTTCGGCATCCGAGCAGTGCAGATCGACGCGATCTAGAAAGGCCTCTCATGGCACGGATCATCTTCTTCGACGTGGAAACCCGCAAGTGGGCGAAGGACCTCCACGAGGACGAGCAACTCGGCTGGGACAAGCTCCGTCGCGGTGAGGGCGGTACATCGGCCATTTGCCTCTACGACACAAGGGACAACTGGGCCTATGCGTACGACGATCACACTGCGAAGCAGGCTGCTCAACACCTTGAGGCTGCTGACCTTATTGTGGGTTTCACCAGTCGAGACTTCGACATCCCGGTCGTCGAAGGCCTCATCGGGCGCAAGATGCGCCTCAAGAGTACATACGACATCTACACGGAGATCGCCAAGGCCAATGCAGAGCGAGGGCTGGTGGGTCGAAAGGGCGATTTCACCCTCGACGCCATCTCCAAGCGTAATCTCGGCCGAGGGAAGATCGACCACGGCTCGAACGCCAAGGCGCTCGCGCTCAGTGGCAACTGGGGAAAGCTCTTCAACTACTGTCTCGATGACGTGCATCTCACGAGAGACCTCTTCGCACGAATCTGCCGAGATGGCGGGCTCAACAACTTGAACGGTAGCTTCCTCAACTTGCCACCGCTTCCAGAATGGATCGTCGCCTCGATGGCGCGGGAGTAAACATGGCTTACATGACTATTGAGCGCGAGGTCGGGGCCGTAGCCTTCCGCGAGCAGATCGTCAACATGGTCACGGATAACGTCCAGTGGTCCGAGTCTCAGTACTCGGGTGTCCGCCAGATGTATCCGCGACTCTACGATCTCTGGCGTGGTACTTGGACAGCCAGAAACTCAGCCCACAGGAACTCGGTCCACATCCCCCTGATTTTCTCAGCACTCTGGGCAGACGCTGCTCGCAAGGCCGCGACCTCCCTGAACGATCCGAAGCCCATCTCGTTCTTCGGCTACGGCACGGACGACGAGCCCATCGCCCGCAAGCGCGAGTCGCTCTTCGCTGCACAGCACAAGGACAACGACGGATACCTCAAGGCCGTCGACCAGATGCTGGGCGGATCGCTCTATGGCAACGCCGTGAAGCAGATCGGTTGGAAGCGCGTCAAGGAGATGCGGATCATCGAGGCAGTGGATCGCATGCCCCTCTCGGGCAAGATCGTCCGCCAGATTCGCAAGGGCGAGGTCATCACCTTCGACGGCCCCGAGTCGACGAACGTGGACCTCCTCGACTTCTTCCCGTGCCCCGGCTATCGCACGATCAAGGAGATGCCGTGGGTCGTTCGTCGGTACTTCCTCGACCTCGATGAGGTCCGGTACCTCGCATCCGAGGGAATCTTCTCGCAGTCCGAAGTGCAGCGCATGCTCGACGAAGGCGGCGTCAACGCTGGACCGTCCTCCCTCGTGGCTTCCGCAAGGCGCTTCCAAGCACGAGTCGGCTCGGATGACGACACGCTCCGCTTCATGTCGAAGTACTCGCGCCCCATCGAGATTCTGGAGATGTGGGGTAAGGTGCCCTCGGAGCTTTGCTCGGACGGCGTCTACCAGCGGGTCATCACTGTCGCGAACCGTCGCTACCTGTTCCGCAACAAGCCGAACCCGTACTGGCACGGCCTCAAGCCGTTCGTCAACTTCTCGCCCCAGCCGGACCCGCACTACTTCTACTCGCCCGGCAAGGCTGAGATCGTCGCGAAGCTCCAGATCGTCGCGAACCGCTACGTCAACCAGTCTCTCGACGCTGCGGACCTGATGATCGACCCCATGTGGTTCTACGACCGTGGGGCGAACCTCTCGACGCGCAACTTCTACAGCCGCCCCGGCAAGCTCATCCCGGTGAACGGCAACCCGAATCAGGTCGTGTCCGCCCTCCAGCCGAACGTGCAGGGCCTCACGGTTGCAGACAACAAGGTCGGCCAGATGCGCGAGGCCCTTCAGATGGGCACCGGCATCGTGGACGACGCAGTGGCAGGCCTCAGTGGCGACAGCCGTCAGACTGCCCGTGAGTTCCAAGGCCGTCGTGAGGCTGCCGGTACCCGTCTTCTCCTTGAGAGCCGTTTCTTCGAGGAGCAGTCGTTCGAGCCCGAAGCGAATATGTTCATGGCCCTCGACCGCCAGTTCCTCGAACTGCCTGTTCAGGTCATGATCCTCGGTGACGGCGCGATGGTGGAC